AGCAAACCCATGAATGCAGCACCCGCTGCGGGGTCAGCGTTCACATCTGCGTGAACAAAAGATGCGAGCGGGTCAATGATGATGAGCTTGAGATTATCCATCTCTAGCATTTGATCGTAGATGCGAGCAAATTCTGGGCCTACTTCGTAAGAGTTATCGACCTTCATCATAATTGGGAATACGCCGCCGAGGTTAGGCAATGGCAAGATGCGCAGCTTGTGATCGTAGTGCTCACGATAGCCCGTGGGATCAAGGCGAGAGATACGTCTGTGCATCTCGTCTTTGTCATCCTCTGCGGTTAGGATGATTGCATCCCCATGCTCTGACACAAGACCACCGAATGAGTTTTGCATAGATGCGCCCGAGGCAACCTTCATGGCTAAGTCGAGCGTCATCATACCTTTACCAGAGTCACCTGCCGCTGCGAACACGACTGGCACACCAAGGGGCAGCGTGTCTCCGATAAGAAACTTTTGCTGTGGTGGAGAACCGACAAAGTATTCGCTAACTAACAAGCTATCGTCTAGCAAGTTGATCGGCTTTTTTACTTTACTTTCATGGATTTGCAAGAAGTTGCTAACGCTAAATTCTTCTTCGATAGCGTCCGCTGCGTCCCACTTTTCAGGCTTCGATGAGGGAATGTGCAACATCAAAGTTGACTTCGCCCCTGCCTCTTTTGCTTGCGCTTCGACGATCTTTGCGAGGCGTTTGCCTGCCTCATCATTGTCAGGCCAAAGGATTACTTCTTTGTTTCTAAAGGGAGAGAAGTCAAATTTTGAGGCCGTGTTTTCGGACAGCATACCTGCACCACCGATAGTACATGTGGCAGCATATCCAAGTTCCGTGAGTGCATCGGCGCACTTCTCTCCCTCAACCCAAATTACCTTGTTTGATGCAAGGATGTCGGGTATGTTATACAGGGGTCTGGGTTCGGGTAAACCTTGGCGTCCATTCATAAACTGGCGGAATTGTTTCTTAGGCTTCCCCGCACTATCTCGAACAATTTCGCCAGTCTCATCTCTATCAAAGTATTTGCGCACAGTAACGAGCACTTCACCGTGTTCGTCGGTGTAGGTGTACTCATCTTCGTAGGGCGTGTTCAGCCCAATCTGCTGCTTGGCTGGCTTTTGTTCGGGTTGTTGAAAGCCGTTGGTGGCTGTGGTGTTTGTGACCTGAAAGTTCTGCGGATTGTTATTGAGCTTTACGATGTTTTCAGGTGGGGCCACATAGTCAGGCGTAAGGTAGGATTCAAAGTAATCCGCGACCTCTTGCATTGTCCAACCGCGACCTTCTTTTAGCACTTTTGAAATGCCGCCTACGCCATCACCAGATTCAAAATCTTTACCCGACATGAACCATGGGCTGTTGATGTCGATGTTAATTCTTAGCGATTGACCTTTTTCACCACCCAATGACCCGAGCATAAAATCATTGCCGCGAATCATTCCCTGTGGGTACGTTTCTATCAATGCCTGCCGCTGAACGCTGCGTGGAACTTCGCGAGAAATACGCTCTGCGATGTCCTTTGATGACTTGCCAAACCTTCCCAAACTCATTATCTTGTCCTCATACCCAAACGATCTACTATATATGGGGTGATGCTCTCCTCGCATTGCCCCATTTTTTTATTCAGCCCAACAAGTATTCTGGTATTCACAGAATTTACAGAGAAAAAAATCTTTGCTTTGCGCTATTCGAGGCAGCATGTCATTGGCTTTTGCAGCCGTCAATATATTTACTGCCTTGTCACTCGCTTGCTGTGCGAGAACAGGATTGTACTGGACCAGTTCGTAGTAGACTTCTGATGTATTTTTATTGACTACGGTAAACAGCGCGGGATTGTCTGTTAGCTCCATGTACGTTTGATATAGCGCAATCTGTGTTGCGTATGTTGGGTTTGCTTTTGCTACACCATGGCGAACAAATGATTGAAACTTTTTGTCGTTCGCTGATTTGTTTTCCCACAAGCATGGGTAGCCCATCTCAACTGGACCGCCACATAGCACACCGTCGATGTGGCCTCTGATTTCGCCGTCAGCGATTGAGAAGCCGAACTGCTCGCCATTCTTATCTTCTGTGCGCAGATCGAACCCTGCGTCACGAAACCACTTGGCGACATAATCTTCGATGTGATGACCAAATTCAAAGATGCGCAGCGTTCGTGCGCTGAACTCTTTGCCCTCATCTATGGGGTGATTTAGGTAGCGATACTGTATCTTGCGCGAGCATTCATCACCAATGCTTGATGCGCCAATATACTTGCGGCGTTCGCGCTTTCCTTCCCTAGCAACAATAGAATTGTCGATTGCTGCTTTGATGTGATCAACTGCGGGATCATCAACCTTAGAATGGGATTGAAGTAGAAGGCCAACTGCCTGTTGACTTATAGTAGGTTTCTTCGAGTTTTCCAATGTTGATCTCCGCTGCTAGACGTTCTGCTTCCTGTAATCCGAATATAAGTGTGTGGACTTGCTCTTCTGATAGATCAGAGAATCGTGTGTCCCATCCAAACTTACCAAGTATGAATGCCAATTCTTCGATTGGCTTTGGTGCTGCTGGCACTGTCAATGCATTGTCTCCCTTCCTATTGAGCCGAACAATTCTATGACTTCATTGATTTCGTCCGGGTCTGCATCTTTGTTTCGAAAGCCGATATTCAAGACTTCTTGGCCTTCTATGATGACGGTTGCTGTACCGAACAAGACAACATGTTCGGCTTCTTCTATATGCTCCTGAATAACTTCATTTGCTGCTCTCTGGATTTCCCCCAGATCATCTGGATCGTTAACCCAACAAACCATTTCAAACTCTGATGTTTCGACGTTTTCATCGTCTTGTTCTGCAATCATCAGATACATTTCAAATCTCGGCATTAGGCTTCTCCACAATGCATTTGGCTAAATCAGAGATTAGATTAGCCGTGGCTCTTGTGGTTAACTCTACATGACCGACCTCTTTACCGTCTACCCACATGTAAACGACTGGTCCAGTCTCCCCATCTCGTACCGTAATTAGCTTTATCATTCTGCTGCCTGTTGCATGATTTTTTGTTGTGCCTGATTGTAATGAGCCTTGTAGCGATGCTCGGCCCATAGGAACCCAAGAGCGCAGCTTGCGCGATACTTGGTCCATGAAAAGTCCATGACGTTTACTTCGATTCCTGCATCTCTTAGAAATTGGATTTGCTTTGCCGATGCTTTCTGGTTCAGCCACCGCTTGGTTTTGCTTGCTGCGTTATCGTCTTCGATCTCACGCAGGAAGTCATCTGCTGCTCGCATTGCGTTGATCTTATCGCCAATGGCGACTGTGCGCACTGGCATTGACTGTGGCTTGACCATAGCGACCCAAAAGTCGTTGACGTATAGCGGAGCAATACAAACAACACCTTTGAACCCTAGAGCCATCATAATGTCGCTTTCTGGGAACGGTTCGATCCACAGGAATGGTGACATCTTCATTAGATCGTACTCGGTCATCACAAAGTTTTCGAGTACATCCTTTTCGGCTTTCTGGAAGATGTGACCGCAGAATGGGCATTCGCGTGTGGTTGGTGCGACCTCAGCCTCACACTCTGGGCATACCTTTACTGGAGCTTCGCCACCCTCTCGCTTGACTGCGCCATCTAGGTTGGCTGTATCATCAAGGGAACCGTGCGTAATAACGGACGTTCCAAAGTCCATGACGATGCAGTCTGTCTTGACTGTATTCGGGTATAGCTCAGGATCAACGATGCGCAGCCCACGACCAATCATTTGCACCATAGTGCCCTTCTGTGAGCATGGGCGCGTCAGGACAACGCAAGAGACTGGCGGGGCATCAAAACCCTCTGTAAGCACCGCTACGTTCACAATCACCTGCGTATCGCCATGTTCTAGGTCATGCAGCATTTGCTCACGCTCGGCCTTGTCTGTCTCTCCTGTGACGTAATCAGCTTTGACACCTGCGAGCAGGAACGCTTCGCAAAGATGTTCGGCATGTTTGACTGTGGAGCAGAACACAACGGTCTTGCGATCAC